CAAGCTAAAGCATTGGAAGCGCAAGCACAAAATCTTGCGACACAAGCAGAAGCAACTGCATTGAAAACAAGAGCAGAAATTGAAAACACTTTAAGTGACAGCCAATTGCAAACGGCAAAGGCAGTCGAATCATTAGCCAAGGCAGAAAATCTAAAAACGACTTCTGCAATTGAACAATTTAATGAACTAGAAAGGCGTTTAAATGGAAACCAAGATAGCGGAAGAGCAGTGGACTCAATGGCTCAGCCATCCAATAACTAAGATATTTTTCTCCTACATTGAAGATTATGCAAGTGCACAAGCTGATGCGCTTCGTAATATGTTGTTAACAGGTGCTTTTATTGACAAAGAACTTTTGGATAAAACGTCCATTCTTTGTGGCACTCTAAATGACATTGTAAACTTAGAACCAAATGACATTAATAGTTTTTACAACAAAGGAGAAAATAAAGATGAGTAAGGTTAAGACCGCAACGGAAATTATTCCACTGCATACACAAATTGTATATGTGCCTTTTACAAAAGACCAATACGAAACGTCAACAAAGGGCGGTATTATTATTATTACTCAGGAAGAGCAACAAGATGAGTTTGCTCAAAATGAAGGCATATTGATTGCTTATGGAGATAAAGCGTTCCATGATTGGAGCGACACAGAAAAACCTAAAGTTGGTGATAGAATTTATACTACCAAATACCCTGGTTTGGCAAAATATATAAATGGTCAGTTGCATCGCATTTGCGACTACAGAGACGTTCTAGCATTTACAAAAGGAGATAAATAAAATGGAATTAGCTCAAGAGCAAGAAAATCAAGATTTTAATGAAATTGATATTAGTCAAATTGATATTGATATTAATGAAGGCGCCCAGCCCGAGCATCAAAACGATGTTAGCATTGAAGACCAAGCGAAAGCTTTTGGTTGGAAGCCGGAAGAGGAATGGAACCCAGAAGAAAAAGAAGGGCAAGTATGGCTTAGCGCAGAAGAGTTTGTTAAAAAACGCTCAGCTTCTGTAAATAATGTAAAAAAAGCTAATACTAATTTAACTTCCAAGCTCAAAAAAATGGAAAGTGCTATGGATACTATTATCCAGCACCAAGAAAGGCAGCTTCAAATAGAGAGAGAGAACGCGTACAACCAAGCGATTTCAGAAATTAAAAGAAGTTTGCAGGCTGCAGTTGAAAATGGCGATATTGCTTCTGTAGAAAATCTTATAAAGGCTAGAGATGATTTACACGATAGTTTTCAACCTACGAAACCCGCAAATAATGATAATAAAGTGGTTGAGGAATGGGTAAAAGAAAACCAATGGTATTCTAAAAACGAAGACTTGCAAGTTTACGCTGCTGCTTATGAGGATAAATTAGCCCGTCAAGGGATAGATTTGTCAACTCGCCTCCAAATGACAGCAGAAAAAGTAAAACAGACTTTCCCTGCTCATTTCGGGTCTTCTGCGCCATCTGCAGCTCAAACTACCACTATTTCTGCGGGTGCTAAGCCTGTAATTACTAGATCTCGAGGAAAGGTCGGAACTTATGAGGGGCTTTTACCAGAAGCTAAGAAAAGTTGCGACGAATTTGTGTCAAGCATGGTGGCAAGAGGCTCTAAAGCTGATGACGCAAGGGCAGAGTTTTTAAAATATCTACCAAAAGAATCATATTATAACAATTAATTGGAGTTAAAAATGGAAAAAATTACAGAACAATTAGCGCAAAGCGCCCAACTAAAGAAAAATGGCAATAATTCAATAGAATCACAAAACGAACAGCTCAAAATTGCTGGTATGACGTTTTCAAAACCGATTTATGACAGATCGTTTGAAAAACATCTTGACATTCCTTCTGAATTACTTAATAATCAATTAGTATATAGATGGGTAAATGAGGATAATCTTCCTAAGTATGAAAGACTAGGATACCAGTTAGTCCCTAAATCTCATTTTGGAGAGAACGCAATCTCAGTTAGACGGTATGTAGGTCGTAAAGCAGATGGCAAAGAACAATATCAAATCTTGCTAGCAATGCCTAAAGCTTATTACGAAGAAAGAACTAGAGAAAAAGCACGTTCTAATCAAGAATCAATTAAAAATACTTCTGATGGTTCAAACGTAGGGTTTGAACAGGGTAAGGAGTATGTAAAACAATTTAAAATCGAATAAGGAAACAAAAAATGGCAAACTCAAATGCACCTTTTGGCCTTAGACCAGTGAATTTAGACGGTTCTTATTGCAATTCAGTTGCAGTAAACGTTTATTCTGTTCCTGCTTCAGATAGCAATAATATTTTTATCGGTGACCCAGTTATTACAACTGGCACAGGCGATTCAAATGGTGTTCCTATTGTGGCAAAAGCAACTGCTGGCTCAGGCGCATACTTTCAAGGCGTTGTAGTAGGTATTAAACCAACTACAGACGAATCTACAGTTTATCGCGCAGCATCAACAGCAATGTTGGTATATGTTGCTGATAGCCCTGATCAATTGTTTGAAATCCAGTCAAACGGCACAGCAGCGATTACTTCGCTTGGCGCTAATGCTGATTTCTCATTTGGTTCAGGTGGTAGCACAGGTACAGGTATTTCTGGTGGCGTTCTAAGCGAATCATCAGTGAATACTACAAATACATTGCAACTTCGTATTGAGCGTTTCTCTCCAGCAGTGGATAATGAAATTGGTCTTTATGGTCGTTACATTGTGCGTATCAACCTTCACCAAAAACGCAATCTAACAGGTATTTAGGAGATAGAAAATGTCAAATAATATTATTACTACCGGCGCATTTCCTAAAGATCTGAAGCCAGGTGTACAAGCGTTTACTCAACTTGAATACAAGAAGTATGCGCCAATTTACACTAATATGTTTACAACTAAACAATCTAACTATTCTTATGAAGAGTTGGTTGCTGGTAATAGTTTCGGCCCAGCTCCTGCGAAATCAGAGGGTGGTGCGATTCAATATCAAGGCGAATCACAAGCGTATGTAAACCGCGCTCAGAACGTCACTTATGCAACTGGTTTCGTTGTAACTCTTGAAGAAGTTCGTTACAATCAATACAAGAAACTTGCAGACCGTCGTTCAGCTCGTTTGGCTAATGCTTTCACTCGCACAAAAGAAACTGTTGCTGCAAACATTTTTAACAGTGGATTCAGCGGTGGCCCGACATACGGTGATGGTTCAGCTCTATTGGTTTCAAACCATGCTACTAAAGCAGGCACTCAATCAAACATTCTAGCTGTTGCAGCAGATCTTTCTGAAGGTTCTTTGGAAGAAATTTGCATCAACATTATGAATGCTGTTGACAACGCTGGTAACAAAACAAAGCTAATGCCAAAATCTCTTGGTATTGCTCCGGCAAATGCTTTTGAAGCACAACGCATTTTGAAATCTGACTTGCAAAATGATACTGCTAACAACGCTGTGAATGCAATTAAGAGCATGGGCTTCGTGCCAACTGTGTTTGTGAACCCATATTTCACAGATTCAGATGCTTGGTTTGTTTTCACTGACATTAGCACAGACGATGGCTTGACTCATTTCCAATCAATTCCATTTATGGTTGATACGGAAAATGATAGCGATACGCTAAATCAAAAGTACTATGGTTATGAAGCTTACAGCTTTACTACTGGTGATTGGCGTGCCGTATATGGTTCAGCAGGAGCTTAACCATGGCTGGCGCAAGCAAAAAGAAAGATGCTGTTAAAGACTTAGTGGCATTTCTTGAAGCCAAAAAGGAGATTTGGTCTAAACCTACTCCTGAAATGCTCAAAGCGCTATTTGAGCTAGTATTAGAGTCTAAAAAGTAAAGGATTGGCGGGTGTAAAAACCCGCCTTTTCTCAATCGCTCATAATGAGCGTTAAACAATTAACGATTGAGGAATAAAAAAATGTCAATGACAAGATTTAAAAACGGGCTTACTACTGCCGCAAAAAACACACTTTTGGGAGAATTTGTTCGCCCATCAATGATTAAAGATCACACATATTTTAATGATTTTGATACATTCGCAGCAGCGGATTGGACGATTACAGAGACTCAAGCAGGCGCAACTCAAGGTCTTATTGATGGCGATGGTGGTTTGCTTGCTCTTGTTAATACAAGCGCTGATAATGATTTAAATTCAATCCAACTAGCAAAAGAGACTTTTCGTTTCGCAGCCGGCAAACCATCATGGTTTGCTTGTCGTTTTAAAGTTTCTGATGCAACACAATCAGATGTTGTTATTGGTATGTGTATTACTGATACTACACCACTAGATGTTACAGATGGTATTTATTTTTATAAAGCAGATGATGCAGCTACAATTACTTTGAGTGTAGAAAAAGATAATACTGCAACAACTTCATCAGCATTGGCGACTCTGGCAGATGATACATTTATCACAGTGGGTTGGTATTACGATGGTGGTTCTAATATTGAAGCTTACATTAATGACGCCAAGGTGGCTACTTTAGCAACTACAAACTTCCCTGATGACGAAGATTTGACAGTGACTTTAGCGGTACAAAATGGTAGTGCAGCAGCAAGAACACTTACTGTTGACTATGTTCTTGCTTCTAAAGTAAGATAACCATGTGAGGAATAATGGCTAGGCGTAGAAAGGCAAAGCTTGGTGACTATTTGGTTCAATGCGATAGAACCGGCGGTACTTTCTACGCTTCTGAATGTAAAATGGAATGGGACGGTAAATTTGTATATCACAAATATTATCGTCCACAACAACCTCAAGAAACTTTAGATATGCCTATAATCCCACAAGTTCCACGCGTTTTGCGTCCAATAATTCAACCAACATAGAGATTAAAATGGCTTGCAAATCAAAAGGTAAAAAAAAGAAGTAACAAATGGCATTATCAGGTACAACAAGCTTTTCAAGTAATGCGGCAGAAATTGTCGAAGGAGCGTATCAACTTTTGGGGGTTGTAGCGGATGGAGAATCTCTTACTGCTTCCCAAATGCAAAATGGTCTTAGAAGGTTAAACCAACTTACGAAAAAACTTGTTGCAGACGGATACCATTTATGGGCAACTCAACGCGGTGTGTTGTTTGTTGATACAAGTAGCACATTCTATGATATTGGATCTACAACAACCAATCATGTAACTGATGCCGCAGGATTGTCGATTAAAGAAACAACCGCAGCTGCTAGCTCGGGGGCTACGTCAATAGTTGTAAATAATGTAACTAATATTTTAGCGACTCAATATATAGGTATTCGCCAATCTGACAATACTATTCACTGGACAACTATTTCTAGTATTTCTACACTTACTATTAATTTGACTGATGCCCTTACAGCTGATGTTGATGATGGAGCAAGTGTGTATGTATATTCAGAAAAGCTGCAACGCCCTTCTCGGATTATAGAGGCTAGATGCTCTGTAGGTGATGGCAGCGAAATCCCAATGACTAAAATATCGCATACTGATTATTTTGGTTTAACTGACAAAGAATCTCAAGGCACACCAACACAATTTCATTACGAGCCTAATTTGTATAATGGCAGAATATATATTTGGAGCGTAGCTTCCTCTGTTGATAATATTATTAATTTTACTTGCGAAAGAGTCCTTCAAGACATTAATTTATCAACAGATGACGTGGATTTTCCTCAAGAATGGGAATTGCCTCTAGAATTTAACCTAGCATTGATTCTAACTTACACATATACTGTTGACGATTCCACATTCAATAGAATCTCTGCAGGCGCTGCTCAGCTGTTAGAAGACGCAAGGGATTTTGATCAAGAGGATGCAAGTTTGATTTTTGCACCTCAATTAAACTGAGGTATTATGCAACCTATCCCAATTCCGTTTGCTATCAGAACAAACACAACAAAATCGACTTCAGCAAATTCTCAGTTGCTAGTTAATATGTATGCTGAAATTAACGAGGAAGGCGCTAAATATCCATATACATTATATAATACACCTGGTCTGAGACCTTATGTAACACTTGGTTCTGGTATTATGAATGGTATGCACGTTATGGGCGAATTGTTGTTCGTGGTAAGTGGAGCTAATGTTTACAAAATAGACACTTCAGGAGTGGCTACTTTAATAGGCAACATTGGCACTACTTCCAATAGAGTTTACATGGAAGATAATGGAACGCAAGTAGCTATTTTAAAAGATGATGGCACTCAATTTGTAGCAACAACATCTACAGTTACTCAAGTTACGGATGCAGATTACCAAGATGCGTATTCAATGACATCAGCTGATGGCTATGGGATTTACTTTAAAAGAAACTCTAATCAAATGTTTATTTCTGATTTGCTAGATTTTTCTGCTTATGACGCCTTAGATTTTACTAACGTTTCTGAAAAATCAGATATAGGCATTAGACCGTATTCTTTTAATAACGCAATTTGGGCTTTAAAAGAAACTTCGATTGAAATTTATTCTAACACAGGCGACCAAGATTTTCCTTACCAGCAGATTCCCGGCTCAACAAATACATCAAGGGGTTGTGCAGCGCCTTTTTCACCAGCACAAGATGGCGGCACATTAATTTGGCTGGGAGATGACAGGGTTGTGTATTATGCGCAAGGTTATGCGCCCGTGCCTTTATCAGATGAAGGTATAAATAACATTATTCAAAACTTAACAACCGTTTCTGACGCATTTGGCTTTATTTACACTCAATCTGGGCATAAATTTTATTGCATTACCTTTCCTACCGAAAATCTCACTTTGTCATGCGATCTATCGTCAAAACTTTGGCATGTTAGAAAATCTTATGGCTACAGTAGATGGTTAGTTAATTGCCACGCATTTTTTGCTGGCAAGAACCTTGTTGGAGATTTTACAACTGGTAAAATTTATGAATTAGATTTGGATTATTATTTGGATGATACAACAATAATTCCTAGAGAAATTATAACTCAAAACCAATATGCGAATGGCGCTCGCTTTACAACTGATCGTTTAGAGTTAGGGGTTGATTGTGGTTTAGTTGCTGATGATAGTACCCCTCAAATGATGATGTCTTTTTCGGATGATGGTGGCTTGAGTTGGTCTAACGAAAAATGGATGAGCGTTGGCCGTACTGGTAATTATTTAACTAGAGTTGTGTGGTGGAATTGCGGCTCAACTAGGCAAAGAATTTATAAATTTGTATACACAGAAGATACGCCATTAAGAATTAACGGCCTATTTGCTAGCATAAGGAAATGGGGCGTATGAGTCAAATTCCTGTTAATAGCGTACCAACAGAAACGGTAGAGATGATTCTTGGAACTGATAGGGGTAAATTCAGCTCTCCTTTTATAAGGTTTTTTCAAGACGTTTTGCGCAGAGTTAATTTATGGAGCGCGGTTGTTTCTACGCAAGTTGTAAATGACCCAATCCCAGCGACGATTGTTATGAATGCTACTACGGGATTAATTTACTTAAAACCAGTTGGTGTAGTAGCCGCTTTAACTGTAACTTTTCCTGATTTGCCTCAAGATGGTTTGATTGTAACAATTAAAACCACGCAATCTATTACAGCGTTGACTTTGGCAACAACTTCGCCTATTGTGATACTAGACCCAGTAACCACATTGGCTGCAAATGGCGTGGTAAGATACTTATATGTATTATCGGAAAACCAATGGATAAGAATTACATAATCACACAGAATTGCGGGATTGTTAATTTTTTTCTTAATCACCCAGATATTGTGGATAATGTAAATTACGATGATTATTCAGAATATATTGATGTTTCTGATATATTGAAAAACACCCCTTATATTATTTTTTATTTTCCCCAAAAAGGCTGCTTGCTTTCTTATTTAGAAAGTGATAATATGTGGGAAACTGAAATATTTTTTTTCAAAGGTCATAGAGGCAAAACTGCCCTTGAAGCTTCAAAAGCTGTTATTGATTATATGTTTAATCAATTGAACGCTAAGGGACTTAGGGCATCTATACCAATTTATAATAAGCCCTCATCTCAATTCGTTCGCAGCTTAGGTTTCAGACTTACAAAAGTTGAAAAAGAAAATTGGTGCAAACAAGGCGTCAAGTATGACGTTGAAGTATATGAGATGTTGAATGAGCAAAATTGTTAAGGGAGTAGCCGGAGCAGCAATAGGATACGCCACTGGTGGAATTGGTGGCGCCCTGCTTGGTGGCGTACAAGCATTTGGTTCTACTTCTCCAAAATCATACGCAAATAAAGCATATGCAGCTGAGCAAGAAGCTTTAAAATCAGCGCAAGGCTTGCAAAAATATTTATACGAACAAAGTCGAGCTGATTTACAACCTTATCAAGCCTCTGGTAATAGAGCTGGTTCACTTTATGAATCTATGCTTTATGGAATCCCACTTGGCCAAACATCTTATTACGATCAGGCATTTGGTCAAAATGGTCAAGCCACTCCTAATGATTTGGGTGGTGCGTTTTCCGCAGCTAATGATACCACGGCAGATAGATTTGCTCCATTTTATAACTCACCAGATTATCAATTCACCCTTTCAGAAGGACAAAAAGCTTTAGATCGTTCGGCTTCTGCAAGAGGTATGCTAATGTCTGGGCAGCAACAAAAAGCTACTCAACGTTTTGGGCAAAATTTAGCTTCAACACAATATAATAATTATATGAACAGATTGGGTGGACTGATGGCTTCGGGGCAAAATGCTGCAGTTCAAACAGGTGGCGCTGCTCAAAATTATGGCAATGCGGCAACTGGTATATATACCAATATGGCAAATTCTGCTGGGCAATATTATGGAAATTTAGCCGCTGCAAATCAAGGTAGCTCATACGGGTTGGGTTCGCTCACTTCAAGCCTAGGAAGTAGCGGTTTGCTAAGTAAATTTAATAACTTTGTAGGGAATTTGTTTTAATGGTTGATATGACAGGCATTTTGAGTGAGTCACCTCTTAAGTCATTTATGACTGGCGGAATGGACTACAATAAATATCAGTCTGATATGGCTGCCCAACAAGCTCGCAATCAATATGCACAAGGCAACCAAGGCGCTTTACGCCAACTTCAAGCATATGACCCAAATGCTTTTAATGTGATGCAAGAAGGGCGTATTCGTCAGCAAGAAGCTCAACTAGCCGAAATGCAAACAGAAGGACGTTTGTTAACTAGTGCTTATAATGCAATATCAGCTTCACAAGACTTGGAAGGGAAGCGCAGAGCTTATGACGCTTACAAGAACATTGCTTTGCAGAATAATATTCAACTCCCAGAAGATCCTGATTTAATGGATTTCACTCCTAATACTGAGAAAAAATTAGGTGACTTAGCGCAACAATATAACTCTATGGTAAGCGTACAAAGCTTGCCTTTTGAAGGGCAAAGTTGGCAAGCGCAAATGGGAGAAGTGATGCGTCAACAGTTTATGGCGCAAGGCATGACTCCTTCTGAAGCCAAGATGAAAGCTACTCAAGCTATTGTTAATATGCAAGGTGCTTATGTAACTGATTTTGGCGTGGAAAATAAATTTCCTAGTTTTGGTAATGAGCAACAACCGCCAGCAAATAGCAGCGACCAATCTCTCCCTAGTGAACCTCCCTTAGCGGCTCCAGCCGTTACTTCTGAGCCATTGCCAACTGGGGGGCAGGAAGTCATAATACCAGTACCAGCATTTAATGCTACCGGTGAACAACCTATTGATGCTGGCGAATATGGTATGCTTGACATTCCTTCTGTTGAAGAAGTGCAAACAAAATCACCAATTGCTGCACAAGTTGGTAAAAAAAAGCCGCAAGCGTTGCCAGAAGAAATTGAGTTTAATGCTTTGCAAGAAGAACAGAAACGTCTTGAAAGCCAACTTAAATCGTTAGCTAGTGATCGCAACGTACCAGAAAGTATTTATAAACGTACGCTAGCCGTTGCGGAATCTAATCGTCGTGATATGGAAGATGCTAAGGCAAAAGTTGATTCTATTACCCAAAGAACAAATCAGGTAAGAGAAAAATTAGAAAAATCTAATATTTCTAAATTACTTACTTTTTCAAGTGAATTTGCTGAAGCCATTGATGAGCTTAGTGTAGATGATAAAGGCTTGCCTAGGTCTGATATTCCTGGTTTCGGTTCTGGTTCTATTATGCCAGCTAGTGTTTATGGTAATAAAAGAGATAAAGCTCTTATACAGAAAGCTCGTTTGGCGCAGCAAGAGATGGGACGTTATCTTATTCAGGCGATAACTGGCGCAGCTATGGGCGACCAAGAAGCTAAAGATATTGGTAGTCTTGTGGGTATTAACATTAAATCAACGACACTTGCTGATGGTACAAAAGATTATACATATGATATTGCTAATTATGTAACAGAGTCGTCACTAAAAGCTTCAATTGACCAAACCTTACAGCGAACAGAAAATGCTTTTAATGAGCTTGTA